TAGCACTATTAGCAGGATGCAGTACTGCTCCAAGTATTGTTCCAGATAGTACTTCAGAAAGCGTAATCCTTAAAAAGATTAATCACGAAATTGCAAACGGATCCTCATTCCAAACAGGTTGGCAATGGATACTGTGGTATCTCCCAATAGTATTCTTAGTTGGTACTTGGGGTTGGAAGCAATGGATCAGAAATTGCACAGAATCAGAAGAAGAACTTGCTGAATTGAAGGCAAAAGTAGAGGAGATGGAAAAGGCTAATAAGCCTCAAGATCCTCAGTTACCTAACGGATAAGTTAGAGTATCAAACAACTTCTTACAAATGAAATACGAGTCCACGATGTCTGACACTGGACTCGTAATTTCTTTTTTATCCGGAGTTAAAGTCAATCTTAAAGGTGAACCAGTATCCTGAACAAATGAATCATACATCATTTGTTTGTCTGCATTTCCTTTGCCAGTTGCATACTTCTTTATTTCAGTTGGTGGGATGATTGTAAGAGGTAATCCCATTTCATATATCTTATATTTTAATAATCCAGTATTTTCTGCTATATGAAATACTCTACCACTTGCTGAATATGCATAACCTTCTAATGCAACATGTGAGCATCCCATAACAATCTCTAATGCCCAATCTGCTATTGTTTTGTATCTCTCTTGTTCAGAGTTCCAATCCATAAATCGTTCACCAAATATGTTTCCACTAAATGTGTCAGCATATTTTTTAATATCTGTCAGATAATAAAATGAACATTTGTTATATGAAAAAGTATCGCCATCGAAAACACAGATGGCGGGACCACAAAGTGAGTAATCTATTCCTGCTATTACCATGTAAGTATTTATCAGAATCCTAATAGTCTAGCCAGAAGGATACCGATACAAAATGAACATGCACATACTAAAATTTTTTGTAATCTGTTCATTTGTGCTCCTCAATAGTTTCCTTTATCCATTCTTCGTGATAGAAAAGAGGAGTAGCAGACATTTCAGTAATAGTTAAATCATGTAATCTAAAGGATGAAATTAAACCACACAATTTACCAGTATTCTCAAATACTGCTCCACCAGAATCACCAAACCAAACATGTGCTCCTTTTGTGGAGTTAAATTTAAATTCAAATGGATCTTCTAACACTACACCAAAATAATAAAAGGAGCCAGGATTGCTTTTCTTTTTGGTACAGTGTGAAAATCCTATTGTTGTTAACTCTTCGTAACGAGTTAAATCTGTTTTATTGTAAGTAATTTCTGGTAATTCTGTAATACAAGTCTTTTCTTGTAATATCAAAATACCAATATCATTTACAATTATTTCACCCAATTTATATTTTGGATGTAGTATTTGTTCTTTTATTACATAGTCGGTTTCACCAACTCTGAAATACATCAGATTATTTCCGTCTATGCAATGTCCCGCAGTGAGTACAATAGTCTCAGTTATCTGAACTGCACTGCCCACCATAACATGATCTTTATCATATACTTGCCCCACGCAGCGATAGGGATCTTGACCCTCTTCTATTACGGTGAACCCTTCATACTCCTTTGGTTCTTTTGGAGGTGTCAGAATGTCTACTATCGGTGGTGGGGGGGTTTCCTGTTTATCGACACCGATATTGTTGCAAGATGAACTTGTCGCAAGGATCAGACTCAAGACTGTGAGTAGTCTGCCTTTCACATAATTATTTATCACACTTTTAGAAATAAAAATTAAAAAAAAATCCAGTCCCGAAGGACTGGATTGAAATTCCCCGTTTACGGGTGTTTAGTTACAAGGCTTGGGTGGACAAGGCTTATTACAGGGTTGCTGAACCACGACAGGTTGCACATAGCATGGTGCTACAGTGTAAGGTGTGCATGGTTGAGCGATAGGAAGAACTTGTGGAACCGGAGCAGCATACATGGAACTCGTATAATAGAATGGATACCATCCACCCACAGGGGCAACTACACCACCATAGTAGCCACCATAATACCCAGTGCCAGCATAAGCATATCCTCCACCATAGTAACCACCAGTTGAAACTGCAACACCTCCCCAACCACCTCCTACTGCTACAGCGACTTGAGCAGGTGCAATTGCGGTCAGACAGAAAGTTACGATTAGTGCGAGAATGTTCTTAAGCATGGTAATCTCCTTTAATTATAATATACCACAAGTATCTATCAAGTCAAGAAACATTATCAAATAAAGTTGGTTCCTTATTTGAATTATTATATTGAATTTCATCAATTCTTCTATCAGCATCATTTAATGCATTTGAAAATACACGAAACTTTCTATCAATTTCATTATAAATTTCATTTTGTAGATTATCAATCTTATTTGTTAATCTTTCTGCATCCTTTTCTAGCATAGAACGAACATCATCTATTGATCTATAGACAATATCCATTTCTCTATCTAGATCATTTCTCGCAATTTCCTTCTTCATTTGAAAATACTTAACCATGAAGAAACCAAGTAAACCAGACACAACCATGACTACTAATGTATTACTATCCATTTTATATCTCCTTATTATCTAGAATAATCATCTGCAATTCTAACTATGTCATTTTCTTCAAAAGACTCACCAAGTTGAACCTCAACAAAAACTAAAGGTTCTGTTCCATTATTTTCTATCCTGTGTTTTGCACCAACTGGAATATTTAACACATCACCAGTTGTGACATTATCCACAGCAATGTCATCTAAAGTAAATATTCCATTACCAGATACCACCACCCATCTTTCACTTCTCTTGTGATGATACTGATAACTCAATCTATGACCTGGATTTACTGTTATTCTTTTTACCTTTGTATCAGTACCAGAATAAAGAACTTCAAATTTGCCCCAAGGTCTTTCTTCAACATATATTCCCATATTATCCTCCACTTGTCAAATCCACCAATTCACACTTATCACCACTACATGCAAAGGTTTGAGTTCCTACTGTCTGATCAACCTTTTCATATTTTGTGAGTTCACTCCAGTCCACATCCTTTGGCATCTTCTCAAGGATTGCTTCGTATAGTTCCTTTGTAATATCCTGATATGGTGCTTGACGATATGAGTGATCTGAGTGTGGCAAGAACGAAATACCACTGATCTCGTCAAAGTGCTTGTACACCCAAGCACCAACCTCCATCCACTCGTGTTCCTTTACAGTCACAGTGATTGACGGCTTGTGTTCACACCAATTACGCTGATATGCTAACCAAAGTTCTAGATGCTCAATAGCAGTCATATCGTTACGAGTAACTGATCCCTCTGCCTTCATTGGGAATGAGAAAACCATAACTGAGTCTGGCTTCATGACACAAGGTTCGTGGGGGAAACCTTTGTCGATCATGAGTTGACACAGTGGATCTTTACGATCTGCACGAACAGTACGGATGTAATACTGGTTGTGTCGAGCATGGATACCAGATGCAGCATCGGTGAGTTGTGATACAGTACCACTTGGCTTGATGCAAGTGATTGCTGCTGCAGCATTAATGCCTAACTTCTTTGCCCATTCCTTATTGGTATCAACTGCATGTTGCTTTAGATTTTCAAGGTTTGCCTTAAGACCGTGTTGATCGCGCATCATTGCATTATCAAGAATACCTGTGAGAGATACACCTAGTAGTGCTTCTTCTTCACAATTCTTTCTCCACTCTGATGAAAGATATGGGAAATGCAACATTGATGCTTGCCATGTTCCAAGAATTGCAGCAAGTTTAACCTTACGAGCAAGACTCTCCATAGTATCGTTTGTTCTTACAATTACTTCTGTTAGATTGCAGAACTGACGATCTCGTAGAATAATTTCTGAGCAAGGATTTGTACCGAATTCATAACTTGGATCACGACGATCACCAAGTTTGGCTACCGTCTTTTGGCAAGCGTCACGATTGAAGATACCACGCTCACCACTCTTGCTCTTGTAGAGAGATACCCACTCTTCCATAAATGTACCAATTTCTGGCTTCTCTTTGTAGACGACGCTATTGTTCGCAAGTGCTCTTTGAGAATTAGCCTCCCACCATGCGCCAGTCTTAGCATCACGCATTCTTTCGTCCGTGAGATTCGATAGGCTAATAAGAGCGGATCTACGCACGCCTCCGACCACAACAACTTCCGCAATCTTACAGACGAGATCGTGGCATTCGATGGAGGTGAGTTTGCGTCCAGCACTTCTTCTAAATGTATCCACTGTGAACCTAAACAGATCATCCAGTGGCTTTGGACCAGATGCACGACCTCCAAAAGTTTTGAGTCTGGCACCAGCAGGGCGTATCTTAGATAAGTCCCATCTTGGAATTTGACCACCAATGAGTAAGGAGACAAGTTCCTTGTAAGCTTTAGCCCAACCAGCCTTGCTGTCTTGTACAATGATCGTCGTATCTGAGTCAGTAAACTCTTCAGCGACTGTAGGTAGTTTATCGACATAATGACGCTCCACTGAGAAACCGACTCCGGTTCCACACATAAGAATATATAGAATTTCATCAAAAGCACGAACACGATTTATTGCAACATATGAGCAGTTATAACCAGCAGTGTTATCACGATCAAGTGCTTCTCCTGCTGTCATAAGCGCACGCATAGAAGGCATAATCTCTTGTTGAAGAACTGCTTGACGGAGTTCTTCACGAGTTGCTTTATCCAACTTGCACATGGTATTTTCCTTAAGGTGCTTATCAAAGTGTTGGAAATACCTATCAACTGTTTCTTCCCATGTTTCTCTACGACCTTCGGTTTCTAACCATCGGCTGTAGCGTGAAAGATGAATGAATTGTTGATATGAAGTTGGTAATTGCATATATTTCTCCTTTGTGTGCTAAAGTATACCTTCGCTTGTGAGTTTGTCAACTATTTAGATCAGAAAGTTCCACCATCTACAGAACCAACCACACTTGTTGTAAAATTACCAACAAGATCAGTTATTCCATTAGAATAGGTCGCATTCAAATCATTATTTGTATTTAAGTCTAGATTGATAATGTATGGTGTTGAAGAAACCATTTGAAGTTTCTTGTACCAAGCAGAACCATTCCATACCCATGTAATTTCATTAAAGGTGTATTCTTGATTTAATATTGGATTTGCTGGAAAGTCTAGCATGTTTTACCTCAGATAAGTTCGAACCAAGACAGATCAACAAAACAAACAGCACCGGAGTTTATTGGTGTAAAAGTCAAAACAAATGTGTCAGACACACCTGCTTGTGTTCTACCTAATTGAAAATTGAAATCATTTATACTAGAAAGACTAAGAGAACCACTACTACTAATATAACCACCAATGATATCATTACCACCAGATACTCCTGTTGCAGTGATATTGTAATCAACATTTCCATTATAGTGAGTTGACCAAGAACCACCAGTTAATGTTGGATTTAATAAAATTCTATATTGAACTGTATCTGGTTTATTTGCGCCGGTTTCGTTTAATACTGCACTAATATTTGATGGAACGATGACACTATCCAATCTATTTGAATTCAAACGCAAAGCAATCATTGGATATTGAGTGCCAGCAGTAGTAAGCGTAGTTCCAGTAGAACCATTTCTAGTGACATTATATCTTCTAGCAAATCCTTCATATCCACCTTCAGACATAACAGATGAACAAATACTCTTCATAGTTGAAGATGAAGATGTTGTTCCTGTATTTTCTATTTCATATCTAATTGGTAAACATGCAGTTGTCATATAAGTTGTTCTATTTAAATTATCATTGTGAAACACATGTGCAACCACTGGTTTTCCATCAACAAAGAATCCACAACGAACATCACCCACACCTAAC